ACCCCCAAGTTTTAAGCTCTTAAGACATTATATATTATATAATATAATAAGTCAATGGCTAAAAACCCCGTAAAATTCTTGATTTATAAAGCGATGTGTGAAGTAATAAAAGCCATGGAGATGCAAAAAATTAGCGATAACTGCCGCACATTCATCAGCGTTTTATGGCAGTTTGAAGGCCTTCACTACTACGTAAATGCCCCAAACGAGGTGGCATTTCTGCGACTTGCGCATAGGCACTTGTTTAAGTGCAGGGCCGAAATCGAAGTATTTCACGATGATAGAGAAATCGAATTTTTGCTGGCAAAACGCTATCTAATCCAGCAAAGCAAGTATGAATGGGAAGGCAACTCTTGCGAAGGCATAGCAAAGTATTTTGTTACAAAGCTAATAACAAAGTACGGCGACCGCACAATCAGAGTTGAAGTTTCGGAGGATGGGGAAAATTCTGCCATCGTTAAATACAGATGAAGATTCATTTTGCAGATTCAGGAAATTTTGACTGCGCGAATTTATTATATAAGGCAGGAGTAAGATATACGCTCCAAACTTTTTTTTCGATCGAGCCAGCAATCAGGAATGGCGACAGAACTAATTATGAGCTTCTGAATAAGTTTAGCCATATAATTATCGATTCAGGTTTATTCTCGATTATGTTTGGATGCGCTAAAGACAAACCCTTCAACGCGCAGATATGTAATGAATGGAAGGAAAAATACATTTCATATATCAATGCCTCAAAATTTATCAACGCTCATTTCGTTGAGCTTGATGTTCAAAAAAAATTAGGCGTTGAGGCTGCATGGGAGTTACGATTAGAGATGAAGGCCAGAATCAATAAGGGCGGAATGATTACTCCTTATCATCTTGAAGACGATAATCCTGATAAGCTAATTGATTTCGCAGACTATATTGCTGTTTCAATTCCTGAGCTTCGCTTTAATGTTAGTCGCAAAGAACTTGAAAGCATAACTACATATATCACTCGAAAGGCAAGCTCGAAGGGTAAGAGGATTCACCTTCTTGGATGCACAGAAAAAAAATTAATAAAGCAGTTCAATTATTGCTACTCTGCTGACTCTACAAGCTGGAAGTCAGCGACACGATACGGGCATTTTAAGTCAGAGATTGCAGGCAATCATAAAACCAATGATCTTTATGCCGCTAACGATAAGATAGGCCCTTTCGAAAAGAAGGCTGAAAAAGTTAATTACCTATCTGCTTGCTTGTTGCTTGCAGAATATAAAAAATATGCAGGAGACCAAACATGAAACCATTAACACAAATTGCAAAGGCGAAGGTGCAGGACTTAGTTCATGCACAGTGGAATTATAAAACCGATGGAACTGATGAGCAGATTCAGAAGTTAATGTCTGCCATTGCAAAGCAAGGCTCTTGTGGCGTTTTAATGGTTAGGGAAATTGAGGTCGATGGAAAAAACGTATTCGAGGTTATGGACGGTAACCACAGACTGACTGCACTGAAGAAGCTGGGATGGGAAGAATGCCCTATTGAAAACTTTGGAAAAATTTCACAGGCCGATGCGATCGTGTTCACGCGCCAAAGAAACGAGCAATGGTTCGAGGACGATAAACTTAAGCTGGCTGTGCTTTTTTCAAATGAAGTCTTTGGAGAGTACTCGCCTGAATACCTCGCCACAATATTACCTGATTCCCTTGAGCAATTGCAGAGCTACAAAGCACTAGCAAACGTTGAATGGGTTCCTCCAGTTCTTGATCAAGACGACACTGGAGACGCGCCGCCTGGCGAGGATAAGTTTAAACTTGTGAAGCTATGGGTTACTGAGGAAGTATTTAACCTTTGGGAGAAGTGGCTTGAGCGTGCGAGAGAAATAACAGGCTTAGAATCAGACGCTAGGGCCTTTGAGTTCGCAGTCATTGAGGCGCTGAACGTGCCAGAGGAGCAGTTAGCTGAAGGTCTTGCAGATGAATAGTATTCTTGTCGTTTTTTATCTTGGCGCCATAGTGTTGGCCAATCTTATCGTCGGCAAATATGGCTTTAATGGACTGCTATTTACGTCATTCGTGCTTATTCCATTCGATCTTTTCGCGAGGGATATCCTGCATGACAAATGGAACGGCCATTATCTTAAAGTTAAAATGGCTGCATTGATTTTATCGGGCAGCGTGTTGTCGTACGCAATTAACTCTGACCTTCAGAAAATTGCCATTGCCTCGTTTGTTGCATTTGCCTTAGCCGGAATAATTGACACTATCGCCTATCAAGTTATGAGCGATTATGTCCCATCTGCACGGATGAATATATCTAATGCGTTCTCGTCATTTGTTGATTCGCTTGCGTTCCACTCAATCGTATTTGGTTTTGATATGCTGAGCATTATGCAGCAAGCATATATTAAGTTTATTGGCGGCATTATTTGGGTCGCGCTCTATGTTAGGTACTGGAGAAAATATGTCGTACAGTATTGAACGGAGAATCCAATTTTGCGCCGGTCATCGCGTGTATGGGCATGAGTCGAAGTGCGCAACAATCCACGGCCATAACTATGTCGCTTATGTTCACGCCAGACCCAAACAGGGATTGGATCCAATTGGGAGGGTAATTGACTTTTCCGTACTGAAGGAATTAGTCGGGGGATGGATTGACAAGAATTGGGACCATAATTTTATCGTGTACGCAAATGACCTTGAAGTTTTAAAGATGGCCAGTACGATCTCAAGGAAGAAAGACCCGTATGTAATGGGCGTAAATCCTACAGCAGAGAACATGGCAAATTTTTTGCTTAAGGCAATTTGTCCTGAGCTGTTCAAGGACTATCCGATAGAGGTTTGGAAGGTCGTTCTTTATGAAACTGAAAACTGTTCCGCGGAGGCGACTCTTGTATAAGATCAAAGAAATTTTTGGGCCTACAATACAGGGCGAAGGCAGCCATGCCGGAGAGGCGGTAATGTTTATCCGCTTTACAGGATGCAACAAGTGGAGCGGCAGGGATACAGACAAACCAAAATCAATCTGCAAATTTTGCGACACTGACTTCGTTGGTGGCGAGGTTATGAATCCAATTCAGATTGTGATGAAGCTGCAAGAATTATCAAAGAAGGTGACGACCGTTGTTCTTAGCGGTGGTGAGCCTATGCTGCAAGTTGATGAGCAGCTTCTGAAAAATCTTACGTTAATGGGCTACTCAGTACACCTTGAAACAAACGGCAGCTTGGCGATGACGCCAGAGATGCGGAAACTCATTACTCATATTTCATGCTCACCAAAACAGGCGCCAGCAAAAACACTTTTAAAAGAAGTGGACGACCTTAAAATACTTTATCCATATATCAGCGACGAAATTACATTCGAAGCATTCGCTCAGTCGCAGATTAAATACAAGCAGGGATATGTTCAACCTGTTATGGATAATGATTACAGTCTTAACCTGCACAAGGCAGTTAGAAAAGTTCTGTTAAATCCGTGGCTCAAACTAAGCATCCAGCAACATAAAATTATAGGTGTCCAATGATTCCATCATCGCCGTTAAGAAAAACAAGTTTGACCAATGGGCAAAAAATATCTCTTATTGAAAGCAGGTTCAAAGAAATAATGGAGATATTGGGGCTTGATTTGCAGGACGATAGCTTGCAAAAAACGCCATACAGAGTTGCAAAAATGTACGTGAATGAATTGTTCGAATCGCTTAAGCCAGAATCCTTCCCAACGATAACAACGCAAGAAAATAAATTCAACTACGATCAAATGCTCATAGAAGCTGGTATTGAAGTTAATTCTGTCTGCGAGCATCATTTTGTGCCAATCATTGGCAGGTGTCACATTGCCTACATTCCAAAGGACAAGCTAATTGGCCTCTCGAAACTAAACAGAGTCGCCAAGTATTATGCAGGCAGGCCGCAGGTGCAGGAGAGGATGACGGAACAAATCGCCAGACATTTGTGTGATATACTAGGAACAAACGATGTTGCAGTGGTGATTGATGCTGCTCACATGTGCGTAAAAATGAGAGGAGTGAAGGATGCGGATTGCATGACACGCACATCATCACTCGGAGGCAAGTTTAAGAATGATGAAAAATGCAGGGCTGAATTTATGGCAGCAATCCCAAGGATGAACAATGGCCAAAGGTAAAAAGACAGGTGGCAGAGACTTCGTTAAGGGGCAGGTGGCGAATCCTAAGGGCAGAACGCCAATCCCTGAAGAATTAAAAAAAATTCGCAAGATGAATCGCGACAGGCTTGAGCTTGTTGTTTCGAAATACCTTAATATGAACTTAATCGAACTAAATCAAGTGGTGAAGGATCCAAACACCACGGCTCTCGACCACATGATTTGCCAAATTATTATTAAGTCAATGGCGACAGGCGACCATGCTCGATTTAACGCGCTCATGGACAGAGTAGTCGGCAAGGTTAAAGACCAAATTGAATTGGCCGCAAATCCTCACAGCGAACTGATGGCGATAATCAAGTCAAGGTCATCGCAAAATGACAAACCTTAGCTATGATGACTTATTTGAGAATGTACACGACAGCGATTGGAGATTAACTAATCTCTACATCATAAGGGACAAGGCCGGAAGAACAAGGAACCTAATCCTTAATGACACGCAGAAAGTTTTGAACAGCTCAAGCTCAAATTTCAACATGACTTTAAAGGGGCGGCAGCAAGGCGTCTCGACCTATTACCTTTTAAAGTACCTCGATCTGGCATTGTGGAATGAGAACGTGAACGTAGGCATTCTGTCACACGACCAAGACTCCATTGAAAAGTTGTTCCGCATTCCTTCACTGGCCTATAGATCTATGCCGGATGAAATTAAGCCAAGAATTGATAAAGGCGGCGGCTCAAAATACGAAATGTATTTCCCAGACATCAATTCTCGAATCTATGTTGACCTTGAAATTCGATCGGAGTCTCTTACGGCGCTGCATGTTTCAGAGTACGGATTAATGAAGGACAAGGACCGTTTTCTAGGATCCGTGGAAGCGGTAGAAGTTAATAGCGGCATGATAAGCATTGAATCGACACCGATGGGCATAAACCACTTCTACCATGATTGGATTGACAGCTCGTTCCCATACAAAAAACATTTTTTCCCTTGGTTCTTCCATAGCGAGAATGAGATTGCAGGCGTAAATGAAATCGAACTTAATGGCGATGAAGCTAGGCTTGCAGATATGGCCGCAAAAAAATACAACATTATCTTAAAGCCATCACAGATCGCATGGCGCCGATTTAAAATTAAAAGTACCGGGAGCAAGGATAAATTTTTTCAAGAGCATCCCGAGGACGATATTACCTGCTTTCTTATCTCGGGCAAGCCTGTACTTGATAGGCTGCACGTTAAGAGCCTTGAAAGAAAGTGCAAAACTGGCGTTGTTACAAAGGGGATTACTGTTTACGAAAAGGCTAACCAAGCAGGCAGGTATGTCATTGGGTGTGACGTAGCTGAAGGTGTTGGCGGCGATGAATCTTCATTGACAGTTATTGATACCAATTTAATGGAGCAGGTAGCGTCCTATTCAGGGCAAGTCAGCCCGTACAACTATGCAGACATTATTAAGCAATGCTCTGAACTTTACACCACTGAGTCGGGCCAGCCCTTAATTGTCGTGGAGCGTAATAATCACGGCCATGCTGTTATAATGAAGCTCGAAAGGTTTATTGAGGGCTTAAATCTTTATTACTACAAAGACAAACGAGCAGGCCTTCCGACCGACAGAATTACGCGCCCTCTTTCCGTTGATGCTTTTCTCGATTCGATTAATAATGAGTCTGTGCTTTACAGGGATAAAAAATTACTAGAGCAATGTCTCCATCTGGTCGATAATAAGGGTAAAGTTGAAGCCTCTTCAGGTCAAAAAGATGACAGAGTGCTTTCTAATGCCTTAGCGTTGTATGTCATAACACAGATGAGGGCCGTGCCATTACCAAGGATAGAACTATTATGAACTGGTTTACTCGACTATTCCAAAAACAATCGCCAGCGTCTGCAATTATCTCAATGACAACACAGAAGGAAGCAATACAATCGCCAAGAAATTTCCAAGGCTTTACCAAAGAAGGCTACAAGAAAAACGTAGTTGTTTTCAGGTGCGTGAATTTAATTGCAGATTCGATCTCTACAATTCCGCATATCCTCTACAAGGTTAACGGTAAAAATAAAGTCGAAGTTGAATCACATCAAATCCTTGACGTGTTTTCAAAACCAAATCCAATGCAGGATAAAGAAGCATTCATCAAATCAGTGATAAGTTATTACTGCCTGACTGGTAACTCATACATTGAGAAGGTAATGCTAGGCTCGAAACTCAAAGAGCTTTATTCGCGAAGACCTGACCAAATGGAAATTAAGCCAGGCCAAAACGGACTTCCCTCTGAATATGTTTTTACAATCCAAAATCAAAAATACTCATTTCCCGTGGACTTCGTTACAGGCGAATCGGACATAAAGCATCTCAAAACATTTAATCCGAATGATGATTGGATGGGAATGTCGCCCATTGAAGCCATGGCCATGGACGTCGATATAGTGAACGCCATGAACCTGTGGAACCTTTCACTCCTGCAAAATAGTGGCAGGCCATCAGGCGCATTAATTTACAAGCCAGATATGGGGCCATCAACATTAACGCCTAACCAGCGCAACGAACTCAGAAGGGAGATTGACGAAAAGGTTACAGGCGCAAAAAACAACGCAAGGCCATTGCTGCTTGATGGTGGATTCACATGGCAGGAAATGTCTCTGTCGCCCGATGAAATGGATTTCCTTAACAGCAAAGACGTTTCTGAAAAGGATATCGCTCTTGCGTTTGGAGTGCCAGGCCAATTGATAGGCGTGAAAGATTCACAGACGTTTGCCAATTTTGAGCAGGCACGAGCTGTGTTCTATGAGGACACTGCGGTTCCAATTGCTAAGATGTTTTATCGCGGCATTACCAATTGGCTTGTAAAAAACATTGACCAGTCTCTTTCTTTGGAGCCTGACATCAATTCCATCGAAGCTCTTTCTATTCGCAAAATGGAAAAATGGGATAAAATTTCAAACGCAAACTTCCTTTCTGTTGACGAGAAGCGAATGGAGATCGGGTACGGTGCTTATGTTCCCGGAGAATCCGCAGGCTCAAAAATCCTAGTCAACTCAGGTTTAATTACTCTCGACATGGCCGCCGATGACAGTTTCAGCGAGGCAGTTCCAACAGAAGAAGAGCCTGAACAGGAACCAGAAGATGAGGCAGAAGAAATTCAACAGGACGACGACAGCGAAAAGCGCTTCAAAAAAAAAATTTCAGTAATCGACGGGAAACAATTTAACCTGAACTCTAGCCGCGCTAAGAGGCGCTATATGCTAGAGGCTAATAGGAAAAGGGCCAGATTCGAAAAGGTTCTTGTCGCCGCCTTCAAGAAGGCATTCGCACGCCAAAAAAAGACTATGACTGAGATGGTTCTAGCTGGCGGCGTTTCGACATGGGAGATGCAAATCGTAAAGTCGCTTGAAATAACTCAAGGTTACTTCATGGAGGTTTACAAAAAAGAAGTGACTGACATATTGAGATCCTTCGCCAAGGACATATTCGGTTTCAGAAAATCCTTCAAGCAAGAAGAGCATGAGCTGTGGTTTGATTCATTTATGCGCCAATATATAGACTCTCAAACTGGAAAAAAGATTAAGCTAATAGAGCGCACCACATTTAAGAAGGTCACAGCGAAGGTTAAAGAAGTTGTAGAGGACATGACGACAGGAGTGGAAGCGTTTGGTGTTCAGCCTATAGCCAAGGCCATTGAGGACGTTTACGATGAGTTCACACCGCAGCGAGCGCTAACAATTGCCAGGACTGAAGTTCATAATGCAGCAAATCAGTCATCTTTAAAGGCAGTTGAAGCATTGGACTTGCCAAACATGACCAAGGAATGGCTCACTGTAATGGACGGCAGACAAAGGGACGATCACAGCGAAATGGATGGCGAGATCGTGCCTTTCGATGAAAATTTTGAGGTCACAAGTCAAAAAGATGGTACAGTTATTTTTATGTCAGGCCCCGGAGACCCCACTGCACCCGCGGAGCAGGTTATTAATTGTAGATGCTCAATGGTCTTTTCTCAGGAGTTAGAAGAATGAAGCTGGATATTAAAACGTTTGCATTTAACTTTAAAGAAGTAACTGAAGGCGACAAAGGTAAGGTGAGTGGATACGCCAGCGTCTTCGAGAACGTTGACCTCGGACTGGATGTTGTAGAGCGAGGAGCGTTCGCCAAAACAATTCAAGAGAGCGGCGGCAAATTTCCTATTCTTGCAGACCACAGTCCATCAAAGCAAATCGGGTGGAACGTGAAAGCAAATGAGGAGAGCGTTGGTCTTTGGGTAGAAGGTGAGTGGGATATTAAAGAAGTAGCACTCGCACGCGAGCGATTCAGCTTGGCAAAATCTGGCCTTAAACTCGGCGTGCCTGTTGGATTGTCGATCGGCTACAGAACAATTAAATCTGAGCCAGACCGCGATCGTCCTGCCATCACAAGACTCAAGGAGTTGAAATTGTACGAATACAGTCAAGTTGTGTTCCCGATGAATACTGCCGCCAATGTATCAGGTATAAAAAACTTTGACCTTGCTTTATCCATGGATTCTGAAATACTTGAATTTGTCCATGGTTTGATTAACAATGGAAAAACGAAGGAAGAAATTCTTTTAAAACTTAAAACCTCAGTGAATGAAAACGAGCCGGACGCAATGATTGTTCACTCGATTAAGGAACTGGGAAAAATTTTAAAATAGGAGAAGAAAATGGATTTGATCGCAGAATTGAAAAAAGTCGGTGAAGAAATCAAAAAAGATTTCGAAAACTTTAAGTCCGAAAACGACAAGCGCATTCAGACACTAGAAAAGAATCGCGGCGTTGCTGACTTTGATGAAAAGTTGGCAAAGAACAATGACAGCATTGAAGCTCTCGAGAAGAAGCTCGAAGATATTCAAGTTGCTCTTAAGCGCAAAGGCAGCGAGCAAGCTGAAGTTGCAGACTGCAAAGACGTAGTGTCTAGCTATTTGCGCAAAGGCCGCATCTCGGAAAGCCAAGCTGCTGACTATGTAAAGCACCTTGAAACAGTTGGCGCAGGCTACAAAGGCCTTTCAGTTGACAGTGAACCAGATGGTGGATTCTTGGTTCGTCCTTCTGTTTCTTCAACCATCACCAAGAAAATTTTCGAAAGCTCACCTGTTCGTCAGCTCGCTTCTGCGGAAACTATTTCTAGCGATCGCTGGGAAGAAATTTACGACAACGACGAGCCAGATGCTGGATGGGTTGGCGAGCGCGAGAGTCGCGTTGAAACTGGCACAAACCAATTGAACATGATTGCAATTCCTGTTCATGAAATGTATGCAGAGCCAAAGATCACTCAGAAATTGCTCGACGATTCTGCTGTCGATGTTGAGTCTTGGCACCAAGGCAAAGTTGCTGAAAAGTTTGCTCGCCTTGAAGCATCAGCATTCGTGTCTGGTGATGGCATTAAGAAGCCAAAAGGTTTCTTGTCCTACGCCAACGGCACAGGCTTCAACCAGCTTGAGCAAGTTAACTCAGGTCACGCTTCTCAATTCACAGCCGATGGTTTGATTAGCTTGCAGAACGCATTGCTTGAAGCCTTCCAAATGAAGGCCTCTTGGATGATGAAGAGATCAAGCGCAGGAGCAATCCGCAAACTCAAGTCAAACGACGGAGCATACCTCTGGAACGTTGACCCTGTTGGCGCTTTGAATGGTGGCCCTGTGTTCTCACTCCTCGGCAAGCCTTTGTACTATGCCGATGACATTCCGGCTGCTGCTGCAAACGCTCTGGCCGCTGTGTATGGTGACTTTTCACAAGGCTACAAAATCATCGACAGAATTGGCATTAGAGTATTGCGCGATTCACTCACCACCAAAGGCTTTGTGAAGTTTTACACTTGCAAACGCGTTGGCGGCGGTGTTCGCCAGTTCCAAGCTCTGAAGATTCAAAAGTTGGCAGTATAATTAAAGAGGGGAGCAATCCCCTCTCAATTTAGGAGATTAAAACATGATGCGCGAATTAAGTTCACACTTGAAACCAAACCAATCATTGGCACCTGCTGCGCGTACAGCTTCGGCAAACGGCACAGGCGTTGACCATCAAGGATACAGCTCACAGTTGTATGTTTTTGATGTTGGCACAATCACAGACGGCACTCATACACCTAAACTGCAAGAGTCAGACGATAATTCTACGTTCACCGACGTAGCTGCCGCTGACCAAGTTGGGACACTTGCCGCACTGGCTTCAAACGTACAGCAAAAGGCTGCCTACATTGGCAACAAGAGATATTCTAGAGCTGTCGTTACAGTTGCTGGCGCGACCACTGGTGGCGTTTACTCTGCCGCTTGTATTCAAGGCCATGCTCACGCTCTGCCAGTTTAATAGTGATGTGACATTAACTTAGAGGGCGTCTTTGATGCCCTCTTTTTATTTTGGAGAGACAATGAAAAAATCAGTAAAGATGCTCGAGACAACAGATGGCCATGACGAAACAGATAGCGGTCAAGGACTCCCGCTCAAAACTTATTTTAAGGGCGAGGTTTATCTAATCAGCGAATCCCTTTATAATTGCTTTAAAGAGATGAAGGTCTGCGAGGACGAAGAAAAAGTAAAAGAACCTAAGCCTTCATCTGAAACGAAAGACGCCACGAAGCCTAAGGCGAAGGATAAATCAAAATGAATTTGCAGCTACATGAAGACTCTGGCGAATGTGTGACGCTCGAAGAGCTAAAGGCGCATCTTAGAATCGATTACGATGACCAAGATGCACTTTTAAATGTGTCGATATCAGCCGCCAGAGTTTTCATTGAAGAATATTTAAATAGGTCGATCTTGCATAAGACCTTTGACCTTTGGCTCGACAGCCATGAATTTGGCGCGATTTCATCCAAAGACTGGGCCGGCACTAGACACGGCTCGATTGCTGAGATTGCAGGCAATTCTACAATAAGTCTTCGCACTGCAAAGATAGATTCAATCACGCATGTAAAATCCTATGGCCAAGGGAATGATGAGCTTGATTTCGATGCCTCGAATTATTTTCTCGACAGCGCGAGCGAGCCTGGAAGAATAGTTCTTAACTACGGTTCAACTTGGCCTACCGATCTGAGGCACATTAATGCGCTCAAAATTCGATTTAAAGCAGGATATGGAACAAAGCCATCAAGTGTCCCTGCACCGCTTTTAAATGCAGTAAAATTTCTCGCCGCGCACTTCTACGATGAAGGCTGCGACGATTGCAATGTTCCCAAGAGTGTTTTTATGCTTCTAAATCCATACAGAGTTTTCCTTCTTTAGGAGTTTTTTATGTTCAAGATTACTCAAGGTGAAGACGTAAAGTTGCCAATAACACTGAAATACGAAAGCAAGGTAAGATATTCTCTCGAAGGCAAAACAGTATCCGCGAAATTAAAAATCAACAATGCCACCGTTACTTTAACTGGCCCTACGTCGGTAGTCGTCGTGAATGAGATCGATGGAATAATCGAAATTAACTTGACCGATACTCAGTCAGCCCAACTCGCTAAAGGTGATTTGCCAATCGACATTTATGTCGATGAAGGTTCCGACACAAAAATAGTTAGGATTAGGAACAAAGTCTTAGTCTCAGAGAGGATTGTGTGAGCGACGATTGCGAAGTAATTGCAGAGATATCGGACGACCAGATTGAAGCAGTCGTTGAGTGCGGGCCATATATTCCCATTCAAGGGCCTGCTGGTCCTACAGGACCACAAGGGCCTGCTGGGCCACAAGGACCACAAGGTATTCAGGGTATTCAAGGTGCCGATGGTGCTGATGGGCCACAGGGACCACAAGGCCTGCAAGGTGTGCCAGGACCACAAGGTGATACGGGTGCAGATGGCCCACAAGGAGCTACAGGCCCACAGGGATTAACTGGTCCTCAAGGTGACGTCGGTCCACAAGGGCCGCAAGGTTTAACAGGTCCAATAGGAGACACAGGGCCACAAGGCAACGTTGGTCCTCAGGGAGCGCAAGGAGACACAGGGCCTCAGGGCGCAACTGGACCGCAAGGCAGTGCAAATAAATGGATACATGGTGCTGGTGCGCCTACGAGTGGGATTGGGGACGTTGATGATTATTACGTCAATACTTTGAATGGAAATTATTTTAAAAAGGTTGACTCGATAACATGGGCGTCTATTGCTAGCTTTGAAAATTTAATTAATTTTCCCGCGCTCACAAGTATTGATGGTGCTTCATTGGCGACCACCGACGAGCTTGTGCTTTATGATATTTCAGCTCCACAAGTCAAAAAAATTGGCGTTGAGGAATTTTATAAAAGAAGATTAACACCAAGAAATGTCCATGTCATTGAGGAGTTTTTGTCAAATGTATCATCCATCCTCTTAGTCGATAACACAACATCAGGCACACTCGCAAGCGTTCAGGTAGGCACTTATGGCATTGATGCCGTTGAAAAGTGCTTGGGTGTTTGGGAGGCCGACACAGGGACAACAGCAACAGGGAGAGCTTCATTCCACAGTGCCATAACATCAATGATGAGCGGCCTTTGCGAAATGAATGTCAAATGGAGAATTGCGACCGATATTCTTAGCACAGTCTCTGAAAGATACACAATGCGAATTGGCTTTGGTGACGTAACATTAGCAGGTGAGTTTGTTGACGGTATGTTCTTCCGATATACTGACAACGTAAACGGCGGGCGCTGGGAATGCGTAACAAGAAATAACAACATAGAGACCGTCACCGACTCAGGCATTTTGGCTCAAACAACTTACAGTGTTTTTGAAGTTGAAATAAATGCCGCTGGAAACTCGGTCAAGTTCTTAATTGATGGCGTACAAGTCGCCACTCATACGACTAACATTCCGACCGGTTCGGCGAGGGCGTATGGGACAATTGCTAAAATTGAAAAATCAATCGGCTTATTACAGCGTAATATGTATGTCGATCATTACTCTCTACAACTACTCTACTCGGGAGACAGATAATGCAGCCAATGACACCTGCTCAAGTTGGCGACTATGAATCTGGAGTGGTTTTTGCCAGAAAGATATTCATGGAATACAAGCAGAAAAACAAAGACGAGGGCATAAATGGGGCGCAAGCTATCTGGCTTCACCACAGGGTCAGGGCATGGCAAGTCAACTTTAGGGGCATTCCTTATACTGTGGACTTGATCAACATGGCCGCATCTGGAGATCTTGAGACTGCCTGCCTGTCGCTGATGTACGGCCAGCCTGATGACATGACTCAGCCTTATCACTGGTTCACACAGGAGCGCATTGATTGCCTTGTAACGGAAATTAAGGGCTTCTTGGGGTGGGCATGAACGCAACACTGATCTTTATTGCCATTATCATAATCCTAATCGTCGCCTTTGATTTTTACATTATTATTAAGAAGGGCAAAAAAGAATCGATCTCAGCGCACATTATTAGACTGTCGCACGAGTATCCTTCAATACCTTTTCTGCTTGGTTTTCTGTGTGGGCATTTATTTTGGTCGATGAAAACATCGGACTGGATGCTTAAATGAAGTGCAATTACAAACCAAACAGAAAAATTTCAATTGAAAAGCTGGTTATTGAATCAGACGGCCAAGGCGGCAAATCCCAAGAGTGGGAAGAAGTTTTCTCTACGGTCGCAGAAATTAAACCACTCTCCGCAAACCAAGTTCTATTCGCATCGAACCTTCAGCACAGAGTTACGCATAAAATTTACATTCGCTACAGGAAGGGGCTGGCGATATCACAGCGCATAATTTATGACTCGAGAATCTTTCAAATTAAAGGTATCATCAATATTGATGAGGCAAACAGATGGCTTGAAATCCTAACAGAGGAAGGAGCTGCATCGTGAAAATCTTTGGAGAAATATCAGGTCTGGCAGCGCTAGAGGCGAAGCTGATAGATATCCAAAAGAAAAGCAAGTCCTCTATGCTCAACAATGTAAAGGTAGCAACACTCGAGATCCACTCCAACGCGAGACGCAGCCTTCAGAAAATTTCTAGGGGCGAGGTAGTTACGCGGTATTCACCTAAGAGAACGCATACGGTTTCAAGGCCTGGCGACCCTCCGAACAGTGATACAGGACGGGCGCTGTCCTCAATTGCATTCGAGATTAACGAATCGCAAATTGAGGGAGTCGTCGGGTCCAATTTGAACTATCTTAAGTGGCTCGAGTTTGGCACTCTGTCTGTAGCTGCACGGCCATGGCTATCTGTAGCCTTTCAGAAGTTCAGAACCAAGTTTAAGAAGGTTTTTAAAGTGAAGATTACGGAGTATTAATGGCGGTCCATATTTCAAACCTATTACAGAAAAGGCTTTATGAAATATTAACGCAAGATCTTGAATTGATGGAACTTGTGACAGGTGTTTTTGATGTAGTACCCGATGAGCAGTCATTTCCATTTATTATGATCGGCAAGGACACGCTAAACGATTTTGGCAGCCATTCAACCTCGGGATTCGAGGGGAGCTGTGATGTTGACGTATATAGTCAAGCTCACGGATTAAAGGAAGCCAAAGAAATAGCAAGCAAGGTCTATACTCTGCTGCATGAAATTGACCTTGCGCTAGAGGGATTTCCCACATTATCATTTCGTTGTGATATGCTTGATATATTCAAAGAGCCGGACAACAGGACAATTCGCGCTCTATTGCGCTTTAAATTATTGATCGGAGGTAATTAAATGAGTGGTGAAAAGGGCGGTAAAGATTTGTTGCTTAAGATTGAAACGTCAACTCCTGGCACATATGCCACACTTGGCGGCCTTCGTGCAAAAACAATGTCGATCAACGCTGAAGAGATCGACGTAACAAACCACGAGTCAAACCAGCTCAAGACGCTGTTGGATGGCGCAGGGATTGTTTCATTTGCGCTTAGTGGGTCTGGTATCCACAACGGTGACGGTGCTACACTGAACCGCGCTGAAGACAGATGTCGCTCACAGTCTTTGACTAACTTCCAAATCGTCGATGCGAACGGACGCACCTATCAAGGCCTATTTAAGATTGTCACATTTGAACGGACAGGTGAGTACAACGGCGCACAGACCTACTCAATCTCATTGTCTTCATCTGGCGACTTCGCAGTAATCTAATCGGAGGATATATGGCGCAACTTTCAATTCAAAAAATCGTAGAGGCTGGAATTCTTCACACGTTCGCAAACGCCGACACAGTCAACGGCGATAAGTTTAAAAACTTCAGTGGCAAGGTTTTTTTGCTAGTAAAAAACACAGGAGCAAGTGCGGCCACTGTGACCATCAATGCAATCCCAACGTCAAAAAACGACCCTGACCTTGGCGTTTTGAGCAAGACTGACCCCGTTATTTCCCTAGCTGCTGGCGACGAGAAACTGGTAGGGCCATTCAAGAAGGGAGCCTTTAACGATGGCGCTGGCGATGTGTCAGTCGCATATGGTGGATTAGGCGCGGCAGACGTTGATGTTGCTGCCCTAGAATTAAGTGAATAGTTACGTTGGCGAAAAGGAGCTTCAAATCTGTGGCGTGACTCTTTTGTTGCGTCCCAGCTTTGAAGCCCTTGTCGAAATTGAATCAAAGAGCAGACCGCTAACGCAAATTGTGTCGGCATTTGCAAAAGGTGATTTCAAAATCTCTGACGTTACTGCAATCATTTATTGCACGGCCAAGGCTTCTAATAAAAATCCAATACTCAGCTTCAACGAAATTGGCGAGATGGTATTAGCTGATGGGCTTATGAATATCGCTCCTATCGCCTTCGATGTAATTTCAAACGTGCTGTCAGGCGATGAAGAACGCAAAAAAAAAATCGCAAGCACTCTCACAGAAAAGAGCAAGTAAAAGAGTCAATAGAGTGGAATAGGTTTTTCAAGCTAGCGGTTAATGAGTTTAAAATTCAGCCCGCCGAGTTTTGGAAGCTAACGCCAATCGAATTCTGGTTCTTGCTCGAGGAGCCTGAAGAGAGTTATCCTAATATTGAATGGCTTGAGGAAATGCAGAAGAAATTTCCCGATAAGGGGCAATAATGGCAACGCTCGAAGAATTGGTCGTAAGGCTCAAAGGTGATATAGCTGACTTTCAATCAAAGATGCAGAAAGCATGGGGGATTGCCTCTACATATACCAGCAAAATTAGTGGTTCATTTAAGAAGGTTTCTAGCTTCATTGGTGGGGAAGCAAGTCAGATTAATTCATTTCAAGCAAAAATTGCTGGCCTGGCCGGAGCTGCGGGGCTTGTTGCTTTAACGAAGAGCGCATTTGATACCGCCGGAGCATTGAACGACCTTTCAACTAACACAGGTCTTTCGACTGGCTTTATCCAAGAAATGAGGTACGCCGCCAAGCTCGCTGGAATAGAACAAGAGGAACTTAATGCTTCATTTTTAAAATTCAGCAGGAACATAGGCGAGGCCGCATCAGGCAACAAGGCGTTCCTTGACCAGTTCAAACAGATTGGCGTTAGCGTTAGAGACGCCAATGGGAACCTAAAATCCAATCAAGAATTATTCCTTGAGGTTTCACAAGCAATAAAAGAATCAGGCAGTGAAGCCGAGCGAAACGCCATCTCTATGAGCCTTTTCGGAAAGGCAGGCGGCAAGTTCGGTGTTTTGTTTTCTGAAGGTGCAGCGGGCATTGAGAAGATGCGCAAGAATGCTCAAGAGCTTGGGATTGTAATCGACGCTGAGTTGATAAAAAAAGCAGATGACGCAGGCGATGCATTTGACACTCTTAATACCGTACTTACAGCAAAGGTTAACACCACATTACTTAAGCTGGCACCGACCATAGTCTCAGTCTCAAATAAATTATTAGACCTCGTAGGAATTGCAGGCGCAGGATTTCAAGGCACACTGTTCGAGGATACAGACGCTGAGAGAATAGAAGCCATCAAAGAACGTCTGACTGAGCTTAATGCAGAAATTGCCAAAGGCCCTAAGCAAGCACTATGGACTCAAGGTGCAGCGAATATCGGGAGACTTGAGGAAATATTCGAGGGGATGAAGCTCGAAGTAGTTGCCCTTGAAGCCGAACTCAGTGGTCTTGAGTCGAAAACAAAATCAACAGCAGAAGCAGATAAACAGGCATCACAAGCTGCTAGTGAGCAGGCTGCAGCAACAGCAAAGAAGATACTAGAGACTAAAAAGCTAAACGAAGCTCTTGAGAAAAGACAAAAACTCGAGGAAGACGCTGCCAAAATAGTTGGTCAGGCTACAGGACAAGGCAAAGTTGCCCTCATTGAGGACGAATTAAAAACTCTCCAAAAGGCAAAAGAACAAAAAATTGGCATTGAGGAAGAGACCAATAAAGCAATCCTTGAAAAGCAAAATGAACTGCACGCGGCACAGAGAGAAGCGCGGCAAATGGAAATCGAATCACTGCTTGAAAGGAACGAGCAGCTTAGAGAAATCGACGCAGCAAAATTTGAAACAGAGATAGAGCAAAATGCAGCGCGAGCAGAGGAGCTCTCGGCCATCGAAGAAGGGATGGAACAGCGCAAGATTGAGAGCAAAGGAAGACTAGCACAAGCAAATGAATTTTTTGCAAGTCAAGAAATGATGACGGTGCAAGATGGCCTAACCAATCTGACCGCATTAATGCAGACAAAAAACAAGGAACTGTTCGCCATCGGAAAGGCCGCCGCACTTGCCAACGCAGTTATTAACACAGCTCAAGGTGTTACAAAGGCACTTGCTCAGGGTGGTATTTTGGGGCCTGCGCTTGCCGCGACAGTGGTCGCCGCTGGCGCTGTTCAAATAGCAGCAATCTCAGCGCAAAAACTTGCCACGGGCATTGATGAAGTGCCAGGAGTTGGAACTGCTGACAATTTCCCTGCATTATTGCAGCCAGGAGAGAGAGTAGTGCCTAAGCAGACAAACAAGGACTTGAAGGCTTTTCTTGCCAATGATAGCAAAAAATCCAGTCAAGTAGTTGTAAACATATCAATCGGCACAGTGCTTGGCAGTGAAGAATCGGGAATGATGATTGTTGACATGCTGAATAACGCAATTGAGAAAAATGGAGCTAAACTCTTAGTATGAGCATCACTACAAGATCGCAATTTTTTTACGGCCACACAATCACAGAAGAAAATCAGTGGGTCGATTTCGATGAGGGCGGGCCAGAGTTAAGCGTCCAGTTGGATATTGGAGATTACACACTCACTGAATTTGCACTAGAGGTGGCCTCAAAAATGTCGCAGGAGGGCGCGTTAACTTATACGGCGGCAGTCAATAGAGCAACGCGCAAAATAACATTATCGGCAAGCGGAACGTTCGCACTAAGAGTGACAACTGGAATGCACCTTGCTTCGAGCGCATTTAGCCTAATAGGCTTCACATCAAATAAATCAGGCTCTAGTTCGTATTTGGCCGACGTCGAATCTGGGAGCGTTTACAAGCCTCAGGCAGTGGTTCGCGATTATGTGCCATTCGAGGATAATTATTCTGCGCTTAGTAGCGTAGTGAATGAGTCGGAATCCGGCATTATTGAAACAGTTTCATTTGGAACAAAGCGCATTGCGCAAATGAATATATGGCTCATCACGGACAAGGCTCAGCAATCCTATTCAAGCGTGGAGAACAATCCAGCCGCAAGAGCTCAGGCCCGTGAGTTTATGGAATACATAATCACCAAGGCAAAATTTGAATTCATGCCCGACAGGAATACGCCAGCAACATTTTACAATGTAATCCTTGAGAAAACCCAAGAGGGCGACAACGGCACTGCCTATCGTTTAAAAAAAATGTTCAACAATGGCGTGGAAGGTTATTATCAAACAGGTGAGATAGAATTAAGGCAGGTGACGTAATGACTGTCGCAAATGGCCAGATTGGCAACGAAACAACTTTTAACGCTGCATTCGGCAGTCGAACGAACGATTGGGACACACTTGCAAAGGTCGATCTTAAGAATACAGACGTATTATCCGGCCCTAATGTAATCAATCTTCAGGCTTCAGTTAATGGCAAAAGAAGCCTTGTAACGAACCACCTTGCTCTCGCCAATGGATCTCAAATTCAGCTCGACGAAAGAATTGGGATGCATACAGTCATAGTACAAGGAAACACCGGCGCTATATCTCTCAATGCAGTTCCTTTCAACACTGTCGGAATTTTTGGCGGTGCGTACCTCAACGGCACAATCGTTGAAGTGATTGGAAATGATGACACAAATACTGTTACAATTGCCAACAATGATGCCGCAGGTGGAGCGATCGCCAATGGCGATGCGCTTCATAAAAAATACAGTTCATCATGCTGGCGGTACCTTTCACACTTCAATAGGTGGGTTGAGATATGTCGAAGTTTGTAGCTCTTATTTTATTGCTGGCATTTGCCCTAGACGCTCATGCCAAAGGCTCAACGAATCATCAGATAAACGCTTCAACTGAAATTGAAGTTAGACCAGCAAATTATGTAGAGTTCTACGGCGACACAAAAATAATGGCCAACAACGAGCTACGTTTTTTGGAGCTGTCGGGAGCAGATTATATCTCCCTGAAATCCCCCTCATCACTTGCCTCTGTTTTAGATTTCATTCTACCAAGCTCATACGGAACGTCTGGCCAGTGCTTGAAAGGCAACGGCTCTGGCACGTTTTCATTTGGAGACTGCTTAACAGTATCGCCGATATTGGCAGCAGATACACAGGTCGTTTTCGGAATAGGAAATGGAAGCGGTTCTGGAAAATCCTCTTTGACATTTGTCTATGGAAGCGACGAGTTAAACCTTAATGGGATACTCAATCTCCAGGCCCAGACACAGGCACGATTTCAAGATGCATCAGGTGGCGAGTATGTGGCACTGCGATCTCCAAGTGTACTTGCAGGGAATTTGACATTCACACTGCCAGGCCTTGATGGTGCCTTGAATGAATGTCTCAAAACGAATGGCTCTGGCGTACTGTCTTTTGGAGCATGTGGCTCGAACTTTGCGCCAAACGTAGCAGACCAACAGGTTGTCTTCGGTGTTGGCCCTGGCTCTGGTTCTGGTAATGCAAATTTAATTTTTGACTATCCCAACAATGAGCTTGAGCTGAAAGGTTCTCTGTTCTTGTCAGGTAATACATCTGGCTCTGGTACAGGTACATTCGGCCAAATAGTTTCACAGAATGATGTGTACGGCTCTGGCTCAGGCAACTTTGAAAACGTAATAGCGCGAGGATTTTTCTTTGGCTCTGGCTCTGGTGAGTTCACTGGAAAAGTTGTCATTAAAAATCAAAATCCGATCGAGCTTCAGGACTCGGCAGGCGGTGACTATGTTCGCATAAGAGCTAATGCCACCACAACGAACTACACGCTGACGATGCCTGCGACACAAGGCTCTGCTAATCAGGTTCTCGTTAATGACGGTTCAGGTAACTTCTCATGGGGAACAAGCGGCGGAACGCAGCTCGCGCCTGTTGTAAAGTATAGAATAGGGTCAGGGAACACCATCTCGAATAATACGCTGACCTTTTTGGATTTCTCAACCAAAGTATATGACGACAATGACGATGTACTTGGCGAGGGCGGCGGGCCTGTAACTACGCAAGGCACTGGCTGGCGATATCCATGCCCTAATTCTGGTTACTATTTTGTGTTTGCCGGCGTTTCTTTTAACGGTGCCGCATGGACAGATGCAGAGCAAATCAGGCCAAAGATTTACGTTAACGGCGTTGAAACCGGCGAGTCACAAAGTGAAGTTTCTGGAGTAGCCGCTGGCGATGAGGATACACAGCGCGGCATACCTGACCTTGTTTACTGCGCAGCCTCTCAGCTAATTGAGATTGCAGTCTTGCAAACTTCTGGCGGCAACTTATCAACGCGCACAGGGACAAATTCGTACGTAACGATAATGCAAATCCCCACGAACGTAGCCGCCGTCTCAGAGAACAGGTACGACATATATTCGACGGCAGTCGATTACACAGTACTGGACAGCGACGGCTATTCAATCATAAATGTAACTGACTCTGACCCTGCCAAAACAATCACACTTCCAACGGCCGCCGATAATACAGATCGGTGCATAACAATTGTAAATAATTCTACAGAGCAGGCGGCTGCGGCGAGAGTAATTGTTGATGGCGAGGGAGCAGAAACAATCAGCGGATTGACTACAGTTTCACTTCGATGGCGTGGGAGAGAAACAACAGTATGCTCAACAGGCACTGCATGGATAGAGCGAAGTACAAATAGAACTGAGCCAGTGTCAGTTACCATCGAGCAGACAGGCACGCACTCAGTTATATCTTGTAGCACATCACCATGTTGGGTCAGTTCTACAGTGACCGATCTTGGCGTTGGTCGCTCACAAGTGGATATCTTTGGTGGATTTTCTGTTGTTCCACATTGCCGATGCGAGAATGCGGCGGTGTCTGGTGCGGTTTGTACCAGAGGCACGAGCAACACTACAAACTTCTCTGTTTTCGCATACAACACTTCTTTTTCACAAACTGACTCGGATGATGTCGTCATTACTTGTAATGAGGCATATTAGGAGCCGCATGATTAAGGAACTGATAGCTGGTGGGATATTAAGTGCAATCATGATTGGATTGTACGCTGAAGCTCGCTATCAGATTAAAGACAACACAAGGGACATTTTGCAAGTCGAAAAAGAAGTAGAGGTGGTCAAGGTACATCAGGCCTATAACACCAACTACTTCATAGAGATAAAAAAATCAATCGACGAGGTTAAGTCAGAGTTGAAGCTGATCAAAAGGCAGAAATGATATGGCCTTTGAATTATCCGTCAAAGCAGAATTATTATCCCAAAAAATAAATATCAATCCACAGATTATACTTGAGATTGATGGCATCGATTTAATCTTCGGAGCAATCACTGTCACCGAGTACGTTAGAATTGGTGATGAAATAGTCATCGGTGAATTTATTATTGGTGGCACAAAAGAAATGTCAAACAGCAGGGAGCTGATTTCTCTCTCTGGTACATCAACTCGAATTACAAATCAAATCCTCCCAGACAAAGGTGGCGTTGGTTCGGTAACAAGAATGACGATAAAGCTCGTAGACAAGAATAAGGAATTGTCTCGAGTATTTTCCCCAGGCCAACAGGTGCCAGACATTCTAAATAGGAGAGCGAGCGTCTACATAGGCTTCAAGGGTGGTGGCCATCCTGAGGACTCGATTGCAATATTTCATGGGTACATCGACGACACTGAATTTGGTGCAGGCAATGTGTCTCTCGTTATAGGCTCGCCAGACAGTAAAAAACGCCAAGAGATTTATCGCAAAGTTGAGGGAAGGCTAACAGCACCAATGGATTCATCACAGACAAGTATGAGCGTTGACAATGCTGACGGCCTTATTATCCCTGCCGACATAATTCAATGCTATGTTCAAGTTGATAGCGAGATAATGAAGTACACCGCTGCCTCTGGTACCACGATCTCAGGTCTAACAAGAGGTCAGCTCGGAACAGTCGCAGCAGCTCATAGTGCCACAGCAAAATTCAAGTCATTCTACAGAGTCACTGATCTTCCAATTGATATGGCTTTGAAAACAATGCTATCGAATGGTGGCTCTGCATTTGCTACGAATGTGAAAGCCACAAGGTTCAGAGAAGTATTCCCCGCTGTGATTGTTGAGGGAGCAATACTATTCCCCTCAATAGACGTTAGGAAGAAATATGGTCTAGTCATTGGGGACAAGATTTCAATAACTGGCTCCACATCAAACAACATAACCGATGCAATAATAACTGACTTTGGCGAAAACAGTCTTGGCACCTACGTCGTAACAGATGCGGCCATAGTTAATGAAACAAGTCTAACCGCAGTCGCATCTTTTAAAAGCAAGTACAATGTTCTGCCAAGGGAAGCAGGGATGGGAATGTCTCCGCAAGACGTTGATGTTGACCAACACGAGTTTCTTAAAAGCATCTTAGCTACAGCACTGCCAACGCAGGACTTCTATCTCAAAAAATCCATAAAAGCCAAAACTTTCATTGAAGATGAAATATACTTCACTTCAGGTTTGTTCGCGGTTCCGAGAAAAGGCAGGAGTTCAGTCAATACAAACTTGCCTCCTCTTGTAGTCAATGGCGTTAATGTAATTAACAGCGACCACGTCGTAAACCCCGAGGACTTGCAAATCTCACGAAGTGTCGCAAAGGATTTTTATAATACGATTAAAGTTGAATACGATGAAGACGCGCTTAATGAGGACACAAGAGAGATCTATATTAATGAGAGCGCGAAATCAAAGGCTCGCATTACTGACGACGAGAGGCCGCTAACCATAAGAGCAAGAGGCTTAAGAGCAAGCGTCTCAACTACAAACGCGCTCCAAATTATTACTAAGAGACTGCTAGACCGCTACCAGTTTGCGCCAGAGTCAATTAAGAACGTAAGAACATTATTTAAAACTGGATTCAAATTAGAGGTCGCAGACAGTGTTATTTTTGGCGATTCAGATTTACAGATAACAGACACAACACAAGGGAATAGGAAATTTGCTGCTCGTGTAATGGAAATCCGAAATAAAGAGCTGGACCTCAAGGGCGAGGTTAGCATCGAATTAGCCGACACAGCTTATGGCCTAAACGTAAAGTACGGCGTGTTTGGTCCAGGAAGCTACATCATAGCCGGGAGCACTTCATCGTTGCTGGTTCTAAGGAAACTATGGCCTAACCAGATAAAGAAGGAGCGCAAGAAGTGGGAACCATACGTTGGACAATTGGTACAAGTGAGGAGTCCTAACTTTACTCAGGTGGCAGAGACTTATTTGGTCGGGTTTAACAATGCCTACGACTCAGCTTTGAAATTGGATCCCCCGCTGCCCTTTACGCCATCTGCAGAAGACATTGTTGAGATGCCTCCATACTCTGGTAATAAAGAAGAAAAGGCACTGTGGAAGGCTGCCCATTGCTTTATGGGTGAGCAGCTAGCAGTGGTCTCTGGGATTTCTCAAACACAATTTACAGTCAGTGCTGGAGATGTTTTAAA